GTGGCGCACGGGCGACCTGAGCACTGGCCAGCCCCGATACATCACCCAGATCGAACAGAACAAAATCACGCTTGTGCCGGCCACCTATGCGGACGGCTCGCTGTACCTTTGCCTGCGCTTGAAGCCCAGCCAGAACGCCATGACCTTGCCTGACTTCATGGCAGACTACGCCGAATGCCTTGGCTGGGGCGCGCTGGGCCGCCTGTTGACCGTTCCAGGTCAGTCGTACAGCAACCCCGACTTGGCGGCCTTCTACACCACCCGGTTCATCTCCAAGCTAGACTCGCTATCGCTCAAGGGCTCGCTTGGGCAGCAAAACGCTACCAAGCGCAGCAAGTCCAGGTACTACTGACCGAGAATCCGCCATGACACGATTTGTACGCTTTGCCAACAACGCCACATCCAAGCTGGCCGCGAACCTTTCCAACGTCAGCACCACCATGAGCGTGACGCCTGGCGACGGATCGAAGTTCCCGGCTCTGAGCGCGGGCCAGTTCTTCAAACTGAGTTTGATCCGTGGAGATGGCACCAAGGAAATCATCAAGGTAACTGCGCGCGCCTCGGACACCATGACTATCGTCCGCGCCGATGAAGCCGTTGGTGGCGTGCAGGTGGCGTACTCGTTTACCGCTGGCGACAAGGTAGAGCTGCGCCTGACCGCCGACGCCTTGGGCAATGAGTTTGACCGGCTTGATGCCGCTGCGTTCTTGGATGTCGTTGGTATTGCAGCCAACTACACCGTGACCGAGGCCGACATCTCCAAGCTGCTGAAAACAAGCACTGGGTCTGGTCCCGTGACCATTACACTGCCCCAAATCAGCACGCTGACGGCCAGCTTTGAGATTCAAGTCTCCAAAGACACGGGCGACACCAACGCTGTCACCGTGGCGGCATCTGGCGGGAACACCATCAACGGCCTGTCTACCTACATCCTGAGCGCGCAGTACCAGTCTATTTGGCTTGTTGCTGACCTTGCGACCAGCACATGGACTGCCATTGTCACGGCCAGCGCATCCAATAAGATCGTCAACCAATTCACTGGCTCTGGTACGCCCGGGCCTTTTACCCTGTCTGGTGTTCCGGGCTCCAAAAACAACACTGAGGTCTATGTCGGTGGCGTCTACCAGAACAAGAACACCTACACGCTGACTGGCAACAGCCTGATGCTTGGCGGTAACGTACCTCCCGGGGTGATTGGAGAATGCACTTTTGTGCAGCCGCTTTCCATTGGCGCGCCCAGCGACGGCACAGTCTCTGAGATCAAGTTGGCAGACGACACGCGCAGCGCAATCCGAAGCCAGCAGTACAGCGCTGGCACGACCGCGGGCACCGGCTCGGCGTACACCCTTGTAGTTACCCCGGCATTGACTTCCTACGCGCCTGGCCAGTCTTTTTGGGTCAAGTTCCACGCGGCCAGCAGTGCCAACCCAACGCTTCAGATCAGCGGCCTTGCCACGCCCCCGGCGCTGGTGTGCTACGACTCGTCCGGCAACTTGGTCAACATCGCATCCGGCCAGATCCCGGCAAATTTCTTCAGCCGCTGCACGCTGGTGGCGACCAACCAGGTTCTTGTCGAAGAACTTCCTCCGCTTGTGATTCCGGTTGTGCCGGTGCTGCGCGCGCCGATACAGCCCATTGGAGCGACAGTGGCGGCCAACGCGCTGACCCTGACGCTCAACCCAACGTCACTTGATTTTCGAAGCGATACGCTTGGCAGTGGGGCTATTGCCACCAGGACAGTGGCATCGTTTATCAACATGGTTGTGCCATCAACTGCGACACTTGGAACAGTTAGCGGTGTTTTGTCGCGGTTGGCGGTGCTGGCCATTACGTTTGCCGGTAACGTAGAGCTCGCCGTGGTCAACATTGCCGGCGGCAACAACCTCGACGAAGCCGGGGTAATCAGCACGACAGCCATTGCTGGAGCTTCCAACAGCGCCAGCACAATCTACAGCACCACTGCAAGAACCAATGTGCCTTACAGGGTGGTTGGCTACGTGGAAAGCACCCAGGCAACCGCCGGAACATGGGCAACTGCCCCGAGCCTGATTCAGGGCCACGGTGGGCAGGCGGCCGCTGCCATGGCAGCAATTGGCTACGGCCAAACTTGGCAAGATGTGACCGGATCGCGCGCTAACGGAACGACCTACTACAACACCACTTCGAAGCCAATTACTTGCGTTTTAACTCCAACATCAGCCGGTTCTAATAGCACGGTTACTGTTGGCGGAACAGTCTTAGTAAATGCAATTCCAATAAACTCACCAATAACATTTGTCGTTCCTCCAATGTCCTCCTATTCCGCAACTTTAGGCGGTGGAGTAGGCAGATGGGCAGAACTGCGTTGATCTTGATTTTTTACAAAGGACTTTTCCATGCCAGAAAACCATCGACCACGCGGCCCCGAGCGACGAAAGGAATCTCACTTGACCGACGAGCAGATTGAAAAGATCGCATCGCTGGCAGCCGACAAAGCAGTCAAGAAGATGACGGACGACGCATTCAAAGCAGTGGGCCAAACTGTTGTGCAAAAGCTGTTTTGGATTGTCGGTGTGCTGACCGTTGGCCTGTTTGCCTATCTCCAGGTTACTGGCAAAGCACCGACCATCAAATAACTGAAAGTCTTGTATGCCATTGACCCAAGTACCACCCGCAATGCTTGAGCCTCCAGTGGTCACGGTGCGCCAGAGCGTTCACACGCAAACAGGCGCTGTGCTCACTGGTACCACTCCGATTCCGTTTGATGACACCATCCCCCAGATCACCGAGGGGAATGAGTACATGACGCTGGCGATTACGCCGTCGGACGCATCAAGCATTCTCGAAATAGACGTGTGCATTGTCTTGTCCAGCAACTTTGCTGGCACAACGGCCATTGCTGCGGCGCTGTTCCGAGATTCTGGAGCAGGTGCTTTGGCGGCAGGCACGCAAATTTCCCCGAGCGCGAACTCGCCAATGACCATCAACTTCAGGCACCGCGTTGCAGCCGGGTCTACTTCACCTACGACATTCCGGGTAAGGGGCGGGACAAGTGGAGCCGGTACCACCACGTTCAACGGAAACGCCGGAGCGCGCGCTTTGGGCGGCGTGATGGCATCGAGCATCACCATTACGGAGCTTCGCCCCTGATATGGCAAGACTTCGCTTTGCCCAGCTTTCAGGCGAGATCCCGCGCCTGCTTTCCCGCCTACTGCCGGACACCAGTTCGCAGTATGCCGAGAACGTGCGCCTGGACGACGGCGGGTTGACGCCAATCCGGCAGCCACGGGCGGCGCACACCTTCGCAGGCGCAAGCGGCATCCAGACAATCTACAAGTACGGTAACGACTGGCTTTCTTGGACGTTTCCAGTCAACGCAGTGCCCGGCCCTGTGGCCACCGACCGGCTGTACTACACGGGCGACGGCGCGCCAAAAATGCGGGTGGCTGGCACTGTCTACGACTTGGCGGTGGCGGCTCCAACCGCGGCGCTGACCGTGACACTTACCGGGGTGGGCAGCGGAGACATCACAACCCGGCTCTACGTGTACACCTGGGTGACAGCGTTTGACGAAGAGAGCGAGCCCTGCCCGATCAGCGCCGATGTGCAATGGCAGGCTGGTCGCACCGTCACACTGTCCGGCTTCCAGTCCGTGCCAGCCGGGCGCAACATCACAAAGCAGCGCATCTACCGGTCGCAAAGCAGCAGCCAGAACGGTACCGACCTGTTTCTCATTGACGAGCGCGCAGCCTCCACGTCGAACTACGTTGACACCAAAAGCCCGACCGAATTTGGCGAGGTGCTGCCATCGCGGGATTACAACCCGCCTCCTGCAAACTTGTCGGGCCTGATTGCCCTGCCCAATGGCCTCATGGCTGGGTTTGCCGGCAAACAACTGTGCTTTTGCGAGCCCTACAAGCCTCACGCATGGCCGGAGAAGTACCGCCTTACCAGCGCCTACCCCATTGTGGGCCTGGGAGCATTTGCCTCAACCGTGGTGGCCGCCACTGAGGGAGTACCCTATGTCGTCAGCGGCACCTCGCCAGAGAGCATGGTGGCAGAAAAGACCGAGCTCAACCTGCCATGCATCAATCCGCGCGGAGTGGTTGACCTCGGGTATTCAGTGGCTTACCCGTCCAATGACGGCTTGGTGGTTGTTTCAAGCGCAGGCGCATCGGTAGCAACAAGTGCGCTGTTTACGCGCCAAAAGTGGCAGCAGTTGTCGCCAAACACCTATGTTGCGGGACAATATGCCGGGCGGTACTTTGCCAGCTACCAGTACGTCGAACTCGACGGCAGTGTTACCGAGGGCACCCGGATCATTGACCTGTCCGGCGAGCAGCCATTTGTGATCCGCGCCAGCATCCGGCCCGATGCGTTCTACTACGACTTGCCGACCGGTGCGCTGTACTACCTTGTGGGCAACGTCGTCTACGAATGGGACGCGCGCGGCCAAGGCAACGAGATCATGACGTGGACATCAAAGCGCTTTGTCATGCCCAAGCCAATGACGCTGGGGGCCATTCTGGTTGAGAAGGGCGGTGGCCTGAACAAGGATGACCAGGCGGCGCTGGACGCTGCAATTGCGGCGATCATTGCCAACAACGCGGCGCTGTTCGCGGGCGACCTTATGGCCGAAATCAACGGCCACGAAATCAACGGTATGGTTTTGGGAGGCGATGACCTTCAGCCTCTGCCATCGCCAAAGTACATCTCCGTGCGCGTGTACGCCGATGGTAAGTTGATCAACACCATATCCACCATGGACGACGTGAAGCGCCTCAAGGCGGTGAAGGCCAAGGAGTGGGAGATCCAGGTGAACGGCACCGCAGAGGTTGAGCAGATCACCATGGCAACGACTGTCAAAGAATTGACGGAGGGATGACCATGGCGACATCCAAAGAACGCGACTTCCGCAACGTGATGGAGAAGCTAGACCGGCTTTCTGGCGTGCGGGGCGATACGGCCAAGAGCCAGTCTGCTGTGCGGCGCTCCGAGCTTTACCCGCTGGCAAGCATCACCCTGTCTTCAAAGCAGGTCACGGCGGCACCGACGCAGGCCGAATACAACGCCTTGCAGTCCGACGTTGCGAAGATATTCAACGCCCTCAAGCGCATATCCAACATTTTGGGCAACGCAACGCTGCCGGAACCGTAAAATACAGCCATGTCCGAGCCCATCTACAACGCCGAAGATCGACATTTGCCATGGGCTCAGGAGCGCATTGGCGTCACCTTCCGAAACGACGCCAAGACCATCGGACTTGAGCGCGACGGCGAGATCGTGGCCGTGGTGGTGTTTGACTCGTTCAGCGAGTGCGACGTGTGCATGCACATTGCCTCGGACGGCACTAGGGCGTGGATGAACAAGGCCTTGCTGGTGCATGCGTTCAGCTACCCTTTTGTCCAGCTTGGCCTGCCGCGAGTGACCGGGCTTGTGCCTGCTGACAACGAGGCCGCGCTGAAGTTTGACGAGCACATCGGTTTTGTGCGCGAGGGCTACCACCCGAAGGCCGCGCCGGGCGGCAAAGACTTGGTATCGCTTGGGCTCTTGAAAGAAAATTGCCGCTTCGTCGGGAGGAACACATGATCAATAACCTTCACTTGTTGGGAATCCCAGACCACGATGAAGACGCATTCCAGCCGCGCAGTGGGCGGCTTGGGGCGGGGCAAATGCGCTTGTACGGCGGTAAGGGCGGTGGCCGAGCGCCAGCTCCAGACCCGGCCATCGGCGAAGCCGCAATGAGAAACGTGGAGCTTGGCCAGAGTTGGCTGGACTTCACCAAAGAGCAGTTTGAAGAGGGCAACAAGCGCCAAGCCGTCACCGACGAGCTTAACACCAAGGTGGTGAACCAGCAGCTTGCCACCCAAGACCAGGCCAACACATGGGCGCAGCAAGACCGCGCGCGCACGCTGGGCACGTTTCAGCCGGTTGAAGACGCATTCGTCAAGACCGCGCAAGAGTACGACACACCAGAAAAGCAGGCAGAAGCCGCGGCGACCGCAAGGGCCGACGTACTGGCTGCATCCGAGGCGGCCAAGGCCAGCGGGGTGCGCCAGATGGCGGCCATGGGCATCTCGCCCGAGTCTGGCCGGTTTGCAGGCATTACCCGAGCGCAGGACACCAACACAGCGCTGGCGGCGGCCGATGCGCAGAACAAAGCCCGCCAAGTAGTGCGCGACAAAGGTCTGGCACTGAAAGCCGACGCGATCAACATGGGCAAGGGCTTGGCATCGAGCACGGCGGCAGCGGCTGGACTAGGCCTCAACGCTGGCAACAGTGCGGTGGCCAACAACGCCACGGCCAACAGTCAGTTCAATGCCAAGGGCCAAATTATGGGCCAAGGCTTTCAGGGGGCAATCGGAGCCAACAACAGCGCAGGCGGCATCCTGAACAACCTGTATGGCAACCAGTTGAATGCCTGGAGCGCGCAGCAGCAAGCCAACGCAGCAAGCGCGGCCGGAATTGGCAAACTGGTAGGCCAAGGCATTGGAACGTATGCGGCACTTGGTGGTTCGGACATTCGCATCAAGCAAAACATCATGCTCGTCGGAACCTTGTTCAATGGCCTGCGCCTGTATTCGTTTGAGTACAAGCCAGCGTACCGCGACAAGTGGGGCCACGGCATCAAACTTGGCGTGATGGCCCAAGACGTTGAAAAGGTCATTCCCGACGCGGTATCCGATCACGAAGACGGGTACAAGGTCGTTGACTATCAGAAGGTGGTGAACCATGTCGTTTAATTTTGGCGGCTTTGCCGGTGGGTTCTCTGACGGCTTTGGGAGTGGCGTTCGCATGGGCAAAACTATGCGCGACATCATCCGGGAAAAGAAGATGCAGGAAACCCTGCAAAACGCGCGCGATGAAGCAGCAGCAGCCTACGACGCCAGCCAGGCGGGAAAAGCGCGCAGCGTGAGCGAAGGCCCGTCCACCGAGGGAGCATCGTACAAGGCTGAGTCCGGCGCGGTGGTAACACCTGTGCGGCCGGCTGAAGTCGTATCGACCGGCCTGCCACCCATCGGGCAGGAGTCTCCTGCATCGGCGGCCATCCCCCCATCGGTTGCCAATCAGACACCAGCAGCACCCGGCTCCGGTGCGAGTGCGGAGGGCAATGCGGGCGAAGCAGAGGCCAAGACCGCTATGGTCAAGCCAACACCCCAGCAGGCGGCATCGGCTGGCATTGCTGCGCCTGGTCCGGCGAAGTTCACCACTACCGATGGCAAGGCATTCGACACCCGCAAGGACGCCGAGGCGGCCGCTGGCGTCAAGAACGACCCCATGGCGCGCTCCATGTACATCCAGAAGCACATGGCGCAGAAGGCGCAGGACTATTTCTTGTCCATCGGCGACATGGAGATGGCAGAAAAGTACGGCAAGCACGCCGAAACCGTGGCCGGCAAGCAGGCGATCAAGGCATGGGCGGATGCTAAGAGCGCGCCAGACATCGACACCCGAGCCCAGCGCTTCGGCCAGTATTACACCGACCACATCAACGACGGCGTGGACTACACCGGGCACAAGATCCTGACCAAGGAAGACGGTACGCAGGTAGCGGTTGTGTCTCTGAAAGACAAGCAAACCGGCAAGACAAGCGAAATGGAGCTCACCGACCAGAAGATGGTGGAGCTTGGCGATGCGTGGAACCCGGCGGCGGTGTTCAAGAACGAGCAGGGCCGGGCCGCTGCGGCTGCGGCGCAGAAGGCCAAGACAGGTGAAGAGGTACTGAAATCTAACCTGCGGATGCGCGAGAAGGCCTTTGAGCAGGACCGCATTGACGCGCGCGAGGGCGCGAAGGGCCGACAAACCCTGTCCGAGATCAGCCTGCGCGACCAGATTGAACGCCAGAACGCGGGCGCAAAGGTCACGGCGGAGCTCACGGCCAAGACCGACGCGCTCAAGGCCTACGGATACACCGAGGAAGAGATCAAGCCTCTTGTGCCGCTGTTTTTGAAGGTTGGCGAGTACAAGAAGATGACCGACCCGGCAGAACGCCGCGCCATCATCGGCACTGAGCTCATGAAGTCTGACCCGACGTATTCCAGGGCCACGGCTGAAGAGCAGCGCGCCCGCATCGACAAGGCCATGGCCGCCATTTTTGGCGAAGCTGCACCCGCACAGCCTGGGCAGCCCGCTCCAGCTACTCCGGCAACGTCTGGCGTGCCACCTCGCCCTGTGTACGTCCGAGACAAGACGACCGGCCAGATTTTCCAGATCCAAGGCGACAAGAAGATTCCGGTCGGCCCTCCGCCGAAGCCCCCGGCAGCGCCAGCAGCGCCCGTGCCACCGGCAGGCGCGCAGAGTGCCATCCCACCTTCGCCCGCAGCAATGGCGGCAGGAGGAATCCCGGCGCGTGGTTCTGGGCTGAATTTAGTACCGCGTTAAAACGCCCGTGGTGGTTTCAAAACCGAACCGGTTGCCTTAGAATCGCGCGACCGATTCAAAGAGAGCACCATGGCTACAAACCCGACCGCTGTTTCGCCACTTGATGACCCAAACCTTGAGGTG